CTTACCTGCCACCCAGTCTGCCCACCTTTTTGAGATCCTGTTGGGTGAGGAATGATTCCTCGTTTCATTAATGATGGCATGTACTTCTTGTGGCGATTAACCAAGTCTGCAGTTTCTCCCACTGTGTAGGCTCTTTGACGATTCTTCTTGAAATCATTAATAAGACAACTTTCAATCTGATCTTTATTGATGTTATAAACAGACATAATGCCATTAGACTTATTTAGATGGTGAATGCGAACAAGGTCTCCATTAAGAAACCAAACTTTCTTGCTACCTGGAATAATTGGCTTGTCGTTATATTTGACATCAGCGATGCTGCTATTTTTTGTTGACATCGCTATCCCTAGGAGATAGTGCCTACGGCAATTACTTGCACGTGTAGGTTTCTTACTGTTCCTGGTGCTGCAAATCTTACGTTAACCTTGCAGCCAGCCTTTGTGACATCTGAAATAGTTACAATTGCAGACTTGGTTGCATCAGTTACGTCACCAAAGATGACTGGCGTTGCAGTAACCACTGGGGGTCCATCAAAGGCGATCTCTGAGAACTTAACATCTGCTTCGCCCTTGCTGTCTGTAGACACATTCTCTGAATCAAGTTTTACCTTTACGGTAGATCCAAAGAATGAAGTATTTGATGTTGCCTTGGTTGATACCACAGACTGGGTGTTGGTTGCCTTTACATAAGTCTTACCCTTGCGTTGGTCAACAGCCTTGATTAAATCGTTAACGGCGTTAGTCAGTTCAAATAGGAAGGCAGCGTCAATTGGCTGTCCTCTTGATGGTGTTGGTAGTATTTTAGCCATAATCTATTATATCACGACATTGGTCTTGGTGAAAAGCACTGACTGTGGATATTTGTTAATTGGTGCTACTCCGTCTGGCAATTCGCTTGAGGCATCTAAGCCCCTGTATGTTGGTAGTAATATTGCCACATCAACTTTTGCAAAACCTGTCGGAACAACTGTTTGAAAGTTTGTAGAGGTAGTTTCTTGAATAAACTGCCAGTTATCTGATGCAAGGTTGTTGTGGAATCTAACATATACGTGAAACTTATTTACAAATAGTTTTTTAGGATTAGCAGCAAGAAGTCTGTCTACTTTCCACGTAACCGAAAGAATGTTTGATGCAACCTTTGCGTCATATTCTGTGCTAAGTAGTGCAATTCCTTCTGCAGTAGTTGCGTCTGGCACTTCATATTGTTGAGACCATCTTGATGCTTGGCGACCATCTTCTGACACAACCCTGTATCTAGCAATATAGACATTGCCAGAATCGGGTCTATAGACAACTTCTGGCAAATCTTTAGCAGCAATGCGGACGTATTTTATGTTTGCCATTATACATCTACCGCAAATCTAAACTCTACATAGTTTGTTGAGTTAACTGGTTTAACGATTGTTCTTGGCTGACCATTTTCATTATTGTTAACAATAGTATATCCTGTCATGCCGTAAAGAGGGTTTTCTGTGGAGGTGTTCTCAAATCTTAGTCCGTCAAGACATACATAGTAAAGAGGGCTTGGCTCTCCGTCTGAGTCTAGGACACTTGCGTACACCTTAACGTTCTTAACTAGATCCCACGAGAAGCCTGCAGACTTTGTTAGACCTTCGATCTTTTTGGTTATAGCGAAGTATCTGTTCTTGGATAGATCAGCAACCACAACGTTCTTTCTTTCGGTTGGAAGACCTGAAGTATTTATGTCGTACAGGTCTACCTCAAACCTTGCGTACTGTCCTTCACCATAAGAGTCATTTGAGGTGAACTCAATCATTACCCTGACATTGTCTGGGATATCTGATAGGTCTGAGTCTTCATCTTTTGAAACTACAGAAAATGCAAATCTCAGTTCGTCTATCACAGAACTGTTGTCAAAATTGAATTGTGCGTTTGTTAGGTGAATGTGGTTTGACTTAAACGCTGTTCCATCTGTCCAGTCTGAGTCTACAGAAAGAACTCCAGTAGAACTGTTTACGTCAAGTTTTGATGACTGCCCAGACATAAAGATTGTGTTGTCCAAGAACCTTGGTTGCTCAAATCTCTTAGTCCTGTAATCGCTGAGGAATATTGTGTTGCTTGCTGCTGCCTGAAATACTTGTTGAATAGCACCACCAACAGTGATTGCAGCATCTGAAATACTGTTTAGTGTTCCACCATCATCTAGTTTTTTAGTGATAACTGGAATTGAGGTGGCAGCGTTTGTGGTGGCTGAATGGAATGCCCAACCTTCATTGGCTGAGAATGAGTATAGCGACTTGCTGTCAGAGTTAGATGCCAATGAGTTTCCAAGTGCAGAGAACACGCCAATCTCGCTAATCTCATATCTATCTGCAGTGGGAAGTTCTGCTGTAAGAACTATCTTTGCTACGTCACCCTCATTTACAAATCCACGAGAAATAATTGGAGCACGAATAGTCTCAAAGTCTAGTCGTGTCTTATCTTTAAAGTTTGGATAAGCATAAGCGACACCATCAGATACTGATGTAGACGATATTGTTCCGCTTTCACTGGCATTATAAGAGAATGTGTTTGTTGTTACTGCGGTGATTGTAAAGGTTCCGTCAAGAGGAGAGCCTAGACCATTGACATCAACTACTTGACCTATGGATAGACCATGGTTTGAAGATGTTAGGGTTGCTACAAAACCAGTCTTGGCTTTATTTGTAATTGGAAAACTTAATCCACTTAGTGGTTTTGCTCCACAACCAATGGCAAGATAGGAGGCGTAGGCTGGTGCCTGACCAACCAAATATTTAGCCATAATGCTTTTTCCAGTATTTGTAATCATAATTATCTCCTCTATTGTACCATTAACTGTCTTGGATTTCTCCACCAGAAACAATTTCTACCTGCACAACAAAGCCATCCTTAACATTGTTTACAGCCACCAAAAGGTCTCCTGTTAATGGATCTATGGTTACCGCTCCATCTACAAAGTATTGGTCTAGTTTTAGTGCTGACGATTCATCAGAGTCTCCGAAGGTTCCAGAAAGTGCTAAAATTCTTTTTGGACTATATGTAAAATAGATGTCGGATAGGTTTTTGATTGGCTGATATGTAATATTTAGTCCAAGAACAGAGTCGCTTCTACCAAGTTCCATCAACTCAAAGAGCGACAGATCTTCAAACAGTTCTTCTACAATTAGACCCTCAGAGCCTGCCACCTCTTCAGTAATAATGTTTCCAGGAACAGATATTGCGACAGCAGGCTTTTTTCCAACATATGCTGTAGATCCCTGATTTCCGCCTGTCACGCTTGTTGCAGGTGTTGCCGAGGTGCCAACCCTGCCAAGTACAATGCTGTCTTCACCGTCAATTAGCGGTCCTTTTCCTAGTCCAAATCCAGGTCCAAAGTATGGCATACTAAACCACCTCGCTCAAGTACACAGACATTTCTGGACCTTGATTGCTCTTGCTATAGTCAATTTGATAAACAACAAATCTAGAGGTACTTGGGGCAATCTGGTCTACCCCATTTTCATCCTTCATGTCAATATTAACAATGTCTCCAAGTTGTAGGGTTGGCATAGAGAATACCGAAACACCAATAGACTTTCTTGGCTTCATAATCTTTCCAGTAATCCATTCCATGAGGCTGTTTGCCATGTCTTGGTTTTGGATATATCTTGACTCCAAGGTAAACTCTTTCTTTCCATATGCAGAGCGACTGTTTCTAATTCTATTATACTCTTGTGCTTCCTTTAATGGCGAGGCAACTAGAGACGATCCTGTTGGTGTCTGTGGGTCTGACAAACTTGATCTTGTAGAGAAGTATTCATCAACAGTTAGTTCGTGTGTCGCCTGCTGGGTAAACGTTATGCCCTGGAGCCTTAGATAGTTACCCTCTGAACCGTCAAGAACTAGGACTGAGTCTGTTGAGTTAAACACCATGAACTCTGCAGAATATGGTCCTGGCAAGAATCCTGATATGGTGTAGCCTCTGTTGTTATTGTAGGTTGGTGCAATCTGTGCCGTTAGTGCTGGGTATGACTTGTCGTATCTAACATTGAAGTAGGCTGCCTCACGCATGATTGTACCAAACTCTTCGTAATAGATTGAGTTGCCTGTAAGTGTGGATGGGCTAACTCCGCTAAGGAACGATTCATTAATAACTCCACTAAGGGCATACTTACGCATTGACTCATTAAAACTTATAGAGCCAGAACCAAAGATACCGTTTTCTGGAACAGAGGCAGCAGAGACAACTTCGGTACTTGCGGTTTGGCTTGGTGAGGCAGAGATTGCAAACACGTGCTCAAACATGCACTTTGCCTTGCCACGAACAAACAAAGCCATGTTGTTATAAATTATTGGCTTTTTGGTTGTTGCGTCAATAAATGGGTCTGCGTCTGTTACTGTACCAACCAGAACGTTGTTAACATATAGGTAGAATCTTAAACTATTTTCATTAACTACTTCATACTCAACTGCCAGGTCGTATACCGTGTTTACTGAATTTGTAGATGACATTCTTGACTGCCCTACGAAAGATCCGTTGTCAACAGATACATTGGTAAGACCTCCCCAGAGTTTTACAGGTGTAGCCTTTTGACCAGTAAGAAGCGTTCCGTTTTCATCTACTCCAACATTCATCTTGTAGAATAGTAGGTTGTGAATTGGGTCGTCCAACTGCTTTCCATCTTCCGAATACTTGACTACCTTCCTGGCAGTACCAGTGTCAGAGATTGCAGCAATTTCAAAGTAGTATCCGTTGTTGGTTACTGGGTTTAGCAAAACTGCAAGACCTCCAGAAGATGCCTTAACAGATGTGGTTGTTTCATTTCCTGTAGAAGACAATTGCTTATTTGTGTACCAGGTATCTTCTCCAATACCAGATTGCTGATCTCCATACTCATACTTACCAACAATTCTCAACCTTGTTCCAAAGTATTTATATTTTGCTGCATTTGTACCTAGATTTTTATAGGTATAAGAAACAAAATCAACGCTGTCTGGGTCGTTGGCATCTGTAAATGCTGGACCAGACATGACTAGTGCAGATGACTGTACGCTTCCTGTTGGAACAGTTTGAGGATTTGTAACATTGTTGTCTGTCGTTGAAGTTTCTGCACTTAGGAAGTTTTTGATAACTCCAGTAATAGTAGAGCCTTGACCAAGTTTAGAACTATCTCTATTTCCAGACTCATTTGTTTTTCCACCTGCAACCTTTGTTGCATCAGAGGAGACGAATCTTTGATCCTTGAATGTAATTGACTTAATGTCTTTTTTGAGATTTGAGTCAGTAATTCCTAGCAAAGGTGATGACGTGTCTCCCTTACGCTTGATCTTGAATAGCGTGTCGCTTTGAATTGATGCAACTCTAAGCAGGTTCTTATTGTCCGTGTCAAATGGGTTGCTTACAACTAGGTCTGTTCCAGAGGCGGACAGAGATTCGTCTTTGGTATATAGAATTACTTCTTGACCTACCTTGATACCGCTTGTATCCTCTACAGAAATGGTTCTATTGTCATATGCAACAACGACATTTGAAAGATCTCCCAATACACCGCATCTATCGCTAGTGTTAATTGTTATAGTCTTTACAATGTTTCCATTAACAACTAGTGTTATGTCAGTAGCCTCTCCGTTGGTTACTGTTGTTGTCAGAGCAATTGTAGAGGTAGCAGAGGTGCTAGCATTGACCTTTGCTGTTGTACCTTGATTGATCCAAGTTTTGTTTGCATCATAAACTGGCTTCTTGGCAGTTCCAGTATTTTTGCAAAAGATTGTTCCGTTGTTTCCACCTGTTACGGTTGTTCCAACGATACTCCAACTGTAGGTGTCAGTAGTAGCCTTTTTTGCTGCATCCAAGTTCTTGTAGAATGACTTAAAAGATGGCAAGGTAACCTGTAGAGTCACTGCCGAGGTAGTTGATCCTGGCACAATGTTAGAAATGCTAATATTGCCAATTGAGGTAGTCTTGTCTACGTTATTCTTTTGCTGTAGAGATTGTGTGACAGCATATACTTCAACGTTGTTCATCGAAAGAGAATACTTGTATTCCTTGGCACTTCTGATATTTGTTGCTATTGGGGTAGCGTCTCCAGTACCGCTGGATGCCGAGAGGGTGCCAGGAGCCGTTAGTGTCCATGCCCTTGAGCCAGAGCCGAAAGTCTTAATTGGGATGCTAGCCTTGTGTGGAATGTATGCATCTCTTAGTTGGAAGTTTCCAATAGCACTAAATAGGTAATCAGAGTCCATAGTTACACCAGAAACTTTTTGTGTCCATGATGCTGTGTCTAGACCTGCTTTGTGCTCAACTGGAATGGTCCTTCCCTTGTCGTCTTTGGCTCCTGTGCCAAACTGGCAGCGACCATGAACTTCTACAGCACCTGGCTGAGGGAGTCCTGTAGTTTTGTTATAGAATGGCTTCGAATATATTCTCACAAATCCTGTTGGATACATTTTGCCATTGAATGGAATCTTGGAGAAATAATCTTCATACTCTTCTAGGCTGCTAATCCAAACATCAGAGGACTGACCAAGAACCTTATACTGTACAGCGTCGTAACGAATGACTTCTCCATTTGCATAGAAGTATCCTGCATATCTACCCATCCACTGTGCTGCATCTCCAAAGTCAATAATGTTAGCCTGTATCTGCCCCTTTGCGTCAACATAAGGAACTGTAGCAGGCAAGGTTGTCTTTAGTGGAATTGCTGTAAGTGCATATGTTGACAGCGATCCGTCGTTACCGCTGTTCTGTGTCTTGGTTGCCTCTGATGGGGACACTTCCCAAAGGAGTGATGGCTTGTATGTCCAGTTCTTGTCACGATCTAGTTTGTTTGCTTGCTCTAGAGACGAATAAGACTTTTCGATATATCTAGTTGTAAAGTTAATCTTACCGTCATTGTAGACCTCTGTGTCTTGGCTTGCAATACTTATGATGTTTGCTAACTTAGGCTTGGTCGTTGAGTTTCTTTCTACCCCACTCTTAGCAAAATCCTTAGAGCCATATAGGGTGATGTCTGTGCTTCTGTCAGTTACCTTTGGCAGCATGTAGTTTTTTGACATCATCACAAAGTTGTTGTACTCGTCAAAGAACATTGCGGTCTGAGTAGAACGTGCTAGTTCGTTTAGAACCTCAGCAACTGTTACATCTGGCTCTACATAGAAGAATGGAATGATTGGTTCTGACTCTCCAGCCACTCTCTTAAATACATAGTTGCTAAACCCAATGTTGTCTAGCAAGAATGAAATAGCATAGGTCAGAGATGCGTTTCTTGCAAGAATCTGTGGTGCTGAGAATGACTCAAAGTATGAAAACATATCTCTTAGATTAATTCTAACTGTCCTAGACTCTGCACTTACCTCTGGGAATCCGTCTCCGTACATTGTTTTAATTGGTACGAAGTAGTCGTAGTAAGTTCCTCCGTCTAGTACCTCGGCAATTACGTCATAGATTTTAAATTGAATTTGATTTGGTGCATACTTTGCAATAATGCTTGACGTATTGTTGATGTTGAAAGAATCATCAAAGTCAAAGATTTCAATTGATCCTGTAGACACTAGAAGTTGTCCTACTGGCAAACCGCTAATACCTAAATCGGACGCTGACTTCTTGGCAGAAACACCCTTGGTCTTGTCTGTAATGTTGACAGCAAGACGAGTTGACATTTCAATAAGGTCAAACGTTGAGTCTAACTTGTTCATGGTTTCTACAACGATTCTGAGACCTTTTAGATATTGCATTTCTCTGTATGCTGTTCTAAACTGGTTAGTTGTATTGATAAAGTTATCTGGTCTAGTGGTGTCAGTTACAAAATGTGTAAATCTGTCTACGGTTTCCTCCGCTACAACCCAACCATATTCTGGGGTAAAGACTTGATACTCTTGCTCTTCCTCAATCCAGATATGATATTCTCCAATGTCTGTGGAAGATGTCTTGATTAAGTATGCATAGCCATTTACCGCCTTGATTGGCAGAAGGGCTTCTGTAGAATATGTCTCAGCCTGAATAAAGATGTCTCTATATCTATCTGGAACGATTAGCCCATAGGATAGTTCTACGTATCCGTCTGCACCAATGATGGCAGAACCATTTCTTCTAGTTGAGTTAGAGTCGAATGACTTTAGGTCTTCCCAGTCATTGCCCACAAGTCCTTGTACTTTCCACTTTACTGGAGTTGTCTTGTTTGATGCACCAAATAGTGGGTCTGCAATAGTTCCGTTTGCTGTAGAGATATTGCCTTGATCGATTGTTCCAATGTTTGTTTGCATCTTAATAACAATTCTGTTTGCTGGAACGGCTTCCTTGTAAACCACAAATGGGGCTACGTCGTCAATGCCAAACTCAGCCAAGCCATTTAATGTTTTGTTCGCTACGCCATACTCTTTGCCAGACTCAGTTCTGAAAGATGTCCAGTACTTAAACTTATCGTTTCTGTCTGCTGCATAATATCTAGGTCTGTTTGTATCTAGGTAAGACTGTCCTAGCCCATTGATTGTGCTACCGTTGACAAAGTGTGTTCCAGTTGTAGTAAAGTATCTAGCCTTGTTAATGCCAGACCTTGGTCTAAACTTTCCTAGGCAGTCGTCAAGGGAGAAGTATAGTTTTTCTTTTTCGTTTACTGTTGAAAATTTGATTGGCTGGTCGTTGTCGTCAAAGCCATTCTCAATAGTGGTATCTGAGTTTGTTCCGTTTTTATGGGTAGCATCGTTTTCGTCAAACTGCACAGGAAGTAGTCTAAGGGTTGTGTCGTCTTTTCTGTAGCGATAGTTACCAACCATTTTAATGTTGTCTGGAACATTCATATTCCATTCGGCAGAGATAAAAGATCTGTTTTTAACAGAGGAAGATGTTTCTAGGTGCTCCTGTAGTTTTGCATCGTAGAACAATTTATACCTCTTCCAGGCTCATGGACACGTTCCAAAAGTCGTGACCTTGTCCTCTTTTTTCTACTGAGTATGAGAAGTCTGAAAAGAATACTTCAATAACATCTGAATAGTTATTTAAGTTATTATATCTGGTTACTGGATCTGCAAAGTTATCGTATCTGTCATATGACAAGAATAGCCAGAATGAGCCCTTGTGGTTTTCATACCAGTCAATTAGTTCGATACCGCCTGCACCGCCATCTGCAGTAAACATCTGACTCATTCCCTGAGAAGCCGTAGACGTTCTTCTTAAGATTGGAATACCTTCTTCATCAAAGTCTGGTGATGCAGCAAAGCCTCTAGATGGTAGTCTTTGCCATGATGTTGAAATCTGTGTTTTATCAGCGATGTGGTATGAACGCATACGACCATTGACCATACGCTCACGCTTTTCAATTCTAGTTGGTTTAAAAGATATTTCCTGACGGTTGTGGTCAGATAGGATTAGGAAGGTCCCAGCCTCGTCAGGAGACGCTGCAATAATATCCCCATTAGAACCTAGTTCATAACCTACAGGGACGTAGAAGCCGTCTTCAGTGAGCGTTCCAGGGGTATCTGATAGAAGCATAGCCTGTGGTCTGCCCCACTTCTTTCTTCCTGCCATATATGCTGAAGTAGTCATTATAGGTTATTGCTCCTGATTCGTTGTGCGTCAATCTGTCTAATTTGAGACATTACTGTCTGAGCAATGTCATTAGCACTTGCTCCTGCATTAGATACGTTTACGTTGACACTATAATTATACACTGAATCTCCGCCGTAGGTGCCATTATTGACTGACTTTAGATTGTCTACCCCAAACTTTTTAACTGCTGGCTGAGAAACAACGAACTCTCCTGGGGTTAGCATGGCAGGTACTGTGTCTGTTCCAACTGCAAAACCACCCTCAACAAATCTTTGTGGCATAATCATTCCACCCTTGGCGTAACGCTTTAGTTTATACGCAGCAGATTGACCTGTTCCGTCAAATGGGAAGGTTGTTTTATCCATGATGTTTCCGCTACCAGGATAGATTTTTTCAATTGCGTCCTTTGTGTAGCCTGCCCGAATAAGATCATCCCTATATTCGTTAGCCTTATTTACACCAAACAAAAGTGTTGCACTTGGCTTTTTCAATTTTTCTAGTTCTTTTGTTAAGGCTGCCTCGCCACCGATAGCCTTTAGGAATTTATCATAGAATGCCTTGTTTGCTTTTGCTACTGGAATTCCTTCGGTATAAGGATCGACATTGATTGTCTGTAGTGCACTAGCAATTTTTGAGTAAGCAGTTTTATAGGTTGCAAAATCAGCGTCATAAAAACTCTTAGAGTCTTTTAGCCAATCAATTCTTGACTTTACCTCTGGTGAAAGCGAAGCAAGGAGGTCATTTCTTCTTGTCTCCATGTATTCGGTATTGAAAGCCTGTTGCCCTGCAGTTCTATCCCCAGTATTGTACGTGGCATATCCTTGCTTATCTTTCATTAAGAATCCGTACTTAAGACCCTTTTCTTCTGCTGCAGCGTACTTGGCGTATAGTCCCTGCCACTTTGCTCTAAGACCAAGATCTTTGATTTGAGTCCCACCCTTAGCACTAAACACATCTGCATCCAGTTGGTTATCATATGCAAAATCAGTAAGTGCTTGGCTAGCATTGTCAAAGTTTGTCATCATGCCTTTATACGCTGTGTTGGCATCTCCCTTATCCATTTGAGACAGAAGTCCCTCAATCTTGCCAGTGCCTCTTTGATTAACGAAGTCAGCCTTTCCGATATCCTTAAAACTTGTTTTATATGTCGGATCTAGGTTTTTGTCTGTTGTAGTATCTTTAATGGTACCGTCGCCCTTGTCGCCAGTGCCAGAGCCACCAGAGTTAATGGTCTTAATAACCTTAGTAATAGGCTGAACAATTGGCTTGCTTGCTTCAGCGTTCTTTTTAATCTGCTCGGCTGTTTGAGCAATTAGAGAGTTTAGAATTTCCTTTTGCTTTGCAAGGATAACTTCATTTTGAACAATTTCGTCTTTTTTAATTTCAAGAACCTGAAGACTGATGTCGTACATTTTTTGCTCAAGGTCTACTCGTGTAAACTTTTGACCGTTAATCTCTACGGTTAGCGTATCTACCGCTCTTCTCTTAGCATCTTCTAGAGCCTTAACCTGTGCATCGGCTGCTGCCTGGGCTTGTTGTGCTCTTAGTTGTTGTGCAGCCTTTGCAGCAGCACCAATGTCACCACGTGACAGGGCATCGGCAACGTCTAGTTCGCCCTGCTTTTGCTTCATAATTTCATCATTAACAGACTTTACCTCTTGCAGAGCCTGGATCTGTTTGTCATAAGCCTCGTTGATCTTTTCTGCTCTCTTAGAAATGATGTCAAGACCGTTTTGGTAAACGTTGTTCTGTGCTTCTAAGGTGTCAATTCTAACTTGTGCATCGTCAATTTCATTTTGAACTTCACCCTTAGATAGTCTATCTGCTGCTAGAGATGCCAACTTTGACTTTGTGAGCATGTCAATTGCTTTCTTTTGTTCTTTCTGGTTTCCAATTAACTTAACGCCAGCAAGGGCAACCATCATGTCCGCATCTGCAAGCATTTCTGAAGATAGGGCTGAGTTCTTGTTTCCTAGAACCAAAGCCTTTGTGGCATCTACTCTATCGTAAATAGACTTGGTAGCCTTCATACCCGACTCTTCTGCTTGTCTGAGTTTAGCAATTGCAGATATTTGATTCATCTGCTTTACAAAATTTGTAATCTTACCATTCTTGTCAAAGAATAGTTTCATGTACTTGTCTGCTTCTTCCTTTGGCATGCCTAGGATGTTGTCGATAATGTCTTGATTAATGCCAGCAGAGTATAGGTTTGTGGCAAGACCAGCAAAGGTGTTCTTGAAGGCTGCACCCTTCTTTGCAAAGTCTTGAAGAGTCTTAGACGAAGCCTCGTATCCAACGGTTAGTTTTTGTGAGGCATCCGTAAGGTCTCTCACGCCCTTGACATAGTCGTCTAGCCACGATGCCGATGGACCAGAGCCACCTGTTGTCTTAGTCTCTGGTGTTGCAACAAAGGCATTGTCACCGATTAGGTTTGTTGTTGCTCTTTGTGCTAGCCACTGGATGTACTTTGTCTGAGCGTATGCTCCTTGTCCAGCATATTGCTGTCCCTCTGCAGCAAGCCATGCCTTAAATCCTGGGTCATTGCTCTCTACCGTTCCAGAAAGAATAGAAACATATTCTAGATAAATCTGCTGACCTTCTCTGCTGGTGATGCTGTTAAAATATGTTGAATCATCACGAAGAATAGCCATTTCTTCTGGATTCATAATCTTTGCATTTTGAACAATGTCTACTGAAAGTTTGCCCTTTGGAAGAGCCTTAATTTCATCAATGTCGTTCATAAGTTTTGTTTCCATGGTTGGGTTCTTAGAAACATAGTCTACGATAACTGGAACGTTGATGCTTGGATCGCCACTCATTCTGCCAAGTTCTTTATAGAGTTCAATTAGATTTTCTGATTGTTCTCCGTCAGTAACTGTTGACATCTTGGTGATAAAGTTTGTCTGAACTGTTTTGTTGAGTTTACCGTTTGGATCCACGAATAGGTTAGAAATTCCAAGAACATCATTCAGACCTGTTCCAGTTAGGTTTGCGCTAATGTTAATTGCTTTTTCAATTACCGATGAATCTGTAGCCATTAGGTCAGTTAGCATCAACATTGCCATTGGGTCTACCGTTGTGTTGAGCAGCATCTCCAGTTGGTATCTTTGAGTCTTATCAACAACGTTTGTCTGTATGTTTGACAGGGCTGCACCTGCAATGTCCTCCATTGCGGTATCTTTATACTTTTTGCCAATAGCCTTTTCTGCACCAGCAAGCAACTGATCTTGGTAAGCACTGTTCTTGAAAGATGCTTCAATTTGATTCATGGTCTTTACGTTTTGGTCTAGCAAGCCCTGTCTGTCAGTGATGTATTTGTTTTGTAGTTCGTCAGCCTTTGCTGTATCTCCTGCAGCCTTTGCTGCAGCGATTCTCTTTTCGTAATCTAACTGCAAAGAGTCTAGAAGTTGCTTCTGTTGATTAATGGCGTTTGCCTGAATTGCTACGTTCGCTCCTGCAAGTTTACCAAGGCGTTCTGCATATGCTTCAGCACCCTTAAAGTATCCGTAGATTCCTCCAGCAACTGTTCCAATAACAGCACCAATTGCTGTTCCAACTCCTGGCATAATCATTGAGCCTGCCACTGCACCAGCAGCAGCACCTGCGCCAGCACCTGCAGCAGCCCAGCCACCAGCGTTCAGAGCCTCCATGCCAGTCATTCCACCATTTTGTTGCAAGTTTGTGGATGTAAGTTCCATCTGTCTTTGAGACTCTTCAATTAGTTTAACTCTAATCTCTAGTTCATTGTCAAGGATGTTCTCTCCGTTTGGACCTAGCAGCGATGTGATTTGTCCAGCAAGTTTAATTCCTAGGTTTACGTTACCCATCTTTCTACCAATATTGATGGCAATACTTCTAGCCTGTGCAGGAGTGATTGCATTTGAAAGCACAGATGTTGCAAGTTGACTGAATAGTGCTGATTCTGTACCGCCAGCACCTACCGCTGCTGTTGACTGTCCTGCTGCCTTAATGAGGGAGGCTCCAGACTCAGAGTCTACGAAACTTTCTCCAAATGTGGTCTTTCCGCTTACTACGCCGTATGGGTTTAATTCTTTTGCTCTACGCTTATCTAGAATTTCTGATGCAGAAACCTTGCCAGCGAATTCGGCTAAACTCTGAATAGCCTTTGCTCCAGAACCAATTGCACCGTTAAATTCTAGAACATTGTCAATGCCACGATTGATTGCCTCGTTGTATTGAATAAATCCATAAACAACTAGTCCGATTGCTGCAATTCCCAAAGTTGCAAAACCCATGGTCTTGTTCATTTGCTGAAGCATCATTGTTAGCATTGATAGACCACCAATTACTGGTGTAATTGCTCCTGCAAGTTCTCCAACCTTTCCACCTGCCATGGTTAGGGCACCAGATACCATGGAGGCAGTCATCATAATTCCAGAGATCTTGTTGCCAAAACCACCAACGGCACCCCTGCCATTTCCTGATGCCTGGTTTGCATTGTTTGCCTGCTCTAGATCAATAGTGTTTCCACGTTCCCTGGCTAGACGTGCTCGTTCCTGAATGACCTTTGACTCAGTTCCATTCTCTTTCATTTCTTCAATAAGAGCGTTTCTCTTGCCTTGCATTATCTGCTCACGCTGTAATGCCTCGGCAATCTCTGCTTCAGTTGCCTGATTGGTGTTTAGCAGTTTTTCTCTGTATATGTCTTTTTGTACTTGTAATGCTAGGTATTCATCATCAGTTGCAAGCAGTAGTTGTTCGGCAACCTGCACTCTTTGGGCATGAAGTTTTTGATCTGCCTGAATTTGTCTGTCAATACTGTCATTCCAGCGGTCAGCCATGCCTTGTGCCACAGTAGTGAGTTTTTCCTTGCCTGTCTCAAGACCCTTTGATACTAGGTCAAGACCCTTGCCTTTAACCTTAGATGCAAAAGCACCAACTTTGTCTCTCATGGTTGGCTGAACAGGTGCAGAGAATGGTGCGTCTACGCCAGGGATACCGCCTGGGGGTGGGGGTGGAACAGAGTTAAAGCCTTGATTGTATGATTTTGCATCATCTGCACCGTCTTGACTAGAAAGTCTGTGAGGGCTATTTCTGTCACGGACTTCCATGTATGGATCATTTTGTGGCTGATCTAGTTTTGCTTTCTTTGCTTCTTCATATGCTTGAGCATCATTAGCACCATCTTGTTGTGCAACAACTTTGCCAGTTCCTGCAGCACGAATTTCTGCACCTGTTGAAGATGCAGGAATCTCTACACGGCTTCCACCACCTCGTTGAGCAACTGCCACAACTCCACGATTAAATCTGTCTACTGCTCCAGAAGTAAACTCTGTAGGATTCTGTACTGATGCCAGGTCAGAGACTGACATCTGTCCTCTCTTAACAATGTGAGATAGTTGCTGACCATCTAGTGTGGATGCGTCTCCTCCAAGAAGACCATACATGTCCTCATATGCTCGTTTTCTTGAGGTTGATTCGTAAGTTGTTTGACCAAGTGCTAACTGCCTTCTACCAATACCCTTGTTGGTTCCCTTACCTGTAATTCTTCTAACAGTATCATCTTCAAATGCGGTCTGTGTGTCAAGCACTTTTTCTATTGATGGTCCAACATTTCCAGCATACTTGTCTGACTTTGCTAGTTCTCTTGCCTTACGAGTATTTATTTCGTGATAAACTTCATCTGTTACCTTGGTAGTTAGGTCTCCAACTTCTTGTGCTACCGCTTTTGCCAAGTCGTTTGCAAACATTGCAAATTCTGGAACTCTTTGCATTTCTGCACGTAAAGTTTCTGGTGACATGTCCCCAACCGAGTGACCAATAGCCTCTGCGATAATTGGAGCATATGTTTCTGTAGAAGCGTTTGCTGAAACCTGCTGGGCGTTTGCACCCTCTTTACCCATGGCACGATTTAGATTTCCTGGAATGTACTGAACTGCATTTGAGTATGAGTGGAATTGTCCTGAAATATGACCTTGTGCAAATCTAGGAACATTTCCAGCAATAAGAGCCTTAACTAATTCTGGATTTCTTGCTACCGACTTTGCTGGGATTACGGCTTCACCATTAGAAACCATTGCAACGATAGAGTCCGATGTTCCAGTTCCAGGACCAGAGATGATTCCTCCGTCAGCATACTTCTTTCCAACAGTTGTTGGCGATGCCCCCATAGGACCGTAAGCACCCTGTGCCGTAATATTTCTTCCATATGCTGCTGTTAGTGCATCTACTGCTGCTGCTTCAGATGTAAATCTTTGTGTAAGTTGTTGATGAACCTGGTCAAGCGATGCAGCAACTGCTGCTGCTCTGATCTGGGTCTCGGTCATGTACGATGTTGATTCGCCAAGGAATCCTGTTTCTTGAGTTGTCCTATTAATAAATGATTTAATACCCACAAACATCTTAATGAGGTTTGCAACACCGTTACCAATAAGACCAACAGTCATTAGTAGTAGTGGACCCACACCAGCGACTAGCCCTGTAAATGTAATCCAGAAACTCTTTGCTCCATCTGACATCTTGTTAAAACCGTCAAGGAACTTGCCAACAAAGTCAATTACTGGAGTAATAGCCTTTAGGAATGCTTCTCCAATTGGTGCAAGTTTAACCTTGACATCCTCAACAGCCTTTTGGAACTTAAACATTGGAGAACTTTCGACTCTCTTCAATTCTCGTTCAGATAGGATTGCAAGTTCTTCAGAAGTTGCGTTTGATAGTTCTAGAACCTTTTGTGCCTGAGTACCCTCTTTTACAACATTTTGGAATAGGGTGGACATACGTGCAAACTGGAACTTACCGAATAGTTGCTCAATTGCTCGTGCTCTGTTTAGTGGGTCAAGGGTGTCTAGGGCTTGTGCAAACTGAATGACTGTTCCCTTGATGTCTCCCTTGTTTGACTCTACAATTCCCTTTAGGTTAATACCAAATGATTGCAGGAATTCATTTGCCTTTCCAGTTGGATTAATCATAGATGCAATACCAGACTTTAGGGCGTTAGCACCCTCAGATGCGTTGATTCCACCTTCCTTCATTGCTGTTAGGAAGAACGCTAGGTCTTCTACGTCTCCACCAAGTTGTTTAATAACTGGGGCTGCCTTTGGAATAGCAACTGTCAAGTCCTCAATAGATGTTACAGTTTGGTTTTCAACTGCGTTAAGGAAGTTAATCTTTCCAGCCAAGTCTTCTGCTGCCAAGCCGAATGCATTTGTCAATGACATTGTTGTTTCTAGTGCTTGAGATTGCTCTACTGAACCAAGTACCGCCAGCCTTGTGGCATTGGCTACCTGCTCCATTAGGTCTGCTCCGACCTTACCTGCTGCTGCTGCCTCTGCAGCCATCTCCATGGTTTGTGAGACTGCTACTCCATACTTGGTGTATTCTTGAGCAAGGATTTGAATGTCCTTGATCATTCCTTCAGTTTCTTTGGCAGTAGTGTTAAAATCACCGTACACACGCTTAAACTTGATAGAAGCCTTTTCAAGTTCCATGTACATTTTGGCTGCTGCAGTGCCTGCCATAGTTAATGGAACAGTAAAACCAACCATCAACTGGCGACCTGCCCACTGGGTGTTCTTACCCCAGTTTAGTAGGTTTGTAGAGCCTTGCTTGAGTAGTTGGTTTAGGATCTGCTGCTTCTGAGCAGCGATTGCTGTCTTGGTACCCAGATCATCCATGTCCAGCACTAGTGGTCTGACGGCGATGGACTTCATTGCACCAGAGGCATCACGACCTAGTTGGATATATTGGGTTTGTAGGGTCTTAACACGTTCACGAGCGACCTTGTCAATAGTTGACATCTCGGTCTTGAACAGTTTACCAAAGTTCTTGGTTGCTCCACCAGCATACTTAAAGTACTGTCCCATTGACAGTTTGTTCTTTTCAAGAGCCTCTGTAAACGACTCTGTGGTGGTTTTAATGTTTTGGATGCTGGCATTAAATTTGCCTGCAGCATTAATATCATTAATTAGATTTTGTCTAAGTTTTGCTGCTGCTGCTGCTTGTGTGGCAGAGCCACGAGCCATCTGTGTTTGGAAGGCTGAAATCTGAGACTGCAACGCCTTTAAGTTTGCCAAGGCTTGACTGGTATCAATATTTATATTGATATTAGTCTGAGAATCAGCCATCCATAAACACCTCTTTTAATTTTTTATACTACTAGATTAGCAGTTGCTGCAGCCTGTGCGATCTTAAGACCAGAGGCTTCTTCCACGATTTCATATACTGTTGGAAGGTCAAGAAGGTCTTCCAACTCTTCTGGCTTTTCTGCTAGTTCTGGCTTGTATTGCTTCATAGCAATTGCCACACATTCTAGAAGAAGATCCATTGATTTTGCATTGTTGTCTGCAACCTCTGAAATCTTTTCAAACTTGTCCATGAATGGACGAAGTAGGGAAATCTTCAGTGGTCTGATGCTAATTTTAGTTCCGTCAAGCAGTGTAATTGTCTTTGCTTCATTTACGGTTGTTGCCATTGTTTTCCTCCTTTTAAAGGTCTATATTATTATAACATAAACAATAGTTTTTAATTAGAGTTTCTCGTATGACAACCCCATCCCAATACCAAAACCAGCCTTTACCGCTTTTTGACCCTTTAGAGATGTTACATCATTTGGATCTCCACCCTTATTAAATACCTTGTTCTTCATTCTTTCCCAAGCATTCTCTTCTTGCTTTGTTGAGCCACCATCAATGTCTATTCCCTTTAGGGCTGCTAAAAATTTTCTTTCATTGTAAGACTCTTCTCTCTTTGCATTGAGGGTCTCTGATAGTTCTGGCATGGATAGAGATGACTCAAGTTCTTCGTAGTCTTTCCAGATACCGAGCAAAAATACCTCCGACTCTAACTTGGCAAGATCCATCGTCTCCCAAGAAGTGTTTTCTCTGTTGTTTGCTTGTTGACTAATTGGTTCGTCCGATTCTTCTGGTGCTTTTAGTGTAATCCCTGCTGCAATCTCTAGAACCTTGTAAAGACTGGTAATGTCAAAGGTGTCCTCAATTTGTTCAATTGTTTTGATTTCTGGCTTATACTGCATCATTGCGATTAGGGCACATTTAGAAACAAATGAGAATGCGTCTCCATTATCAGATGCTGTTTTAACGTTTTCAAACTCTTTCATAAATATCCTAAGATACTTTATTTTAAGTGGGGTTAGGTATACTGGATCTCCATCTACGGTATAGATCATTTCAGAGTTATATATTTGAGTAGCCATCTACTAAGTATACCAAAAAGAAAACCGCCTAGTGTTAACTAGACGGTTCTCTACTATATTAAATTATATTACGATGCTGCTGGGATGGTACGATCAATGATCTTACCGTAAGATGCATCGTTGTTTGGAAGCATTCTAAATGATACTTCAAACATGGTTGCTTCGTCACGCTTTGCTGATACTGTTACATTCTCAATTGAGAGTGCACGGTATGCAACATAGATACGCTCAATCTGCTCAGTTGGAGCACAGTCGCCTGTACCTGGACCAACTGCAACTAGACCACGCTCAATTGGGCATTCGCCCAAATTGCCTGCTGACAAGTTAAGAACTGATAGGTCTGGGTCGGTTACACCGTTGTCCCAGTCAGTGTCTGAGTTGCCTGCTGTTGCGTATAGAAGGTTTTCTAGAGTTGCTTCAGCGAATGATGTGTTCAGGTTAACCTGCATTCCCTGCTTGTACAACTTTGCAACGTCAAGTAGTTGGTCAACCTGTACTTCACCGAAGTCAGGCTGGAACTGTAGTTCTAGACCATTGCTGGTGTAACCTACGTTCTTGAAGTTTGCTGCCTTTGCTGCGTCTCCGCTTGCTTGACCTGAGTAGCCAGATAGCGAGTCACGGAATGACTTGCCATCAGCGTACGCTGGTAGATCGGTGTCTGCTAGTTCTCCGTCCTTGAAGACGAAGAGTGCTGCTGCACCAACGATAATGTTGGTATTGCTACCTCTGCTGTATGCCATAATATTTCACCTCTTTTTTCTTTATGGAATTTTTGGGTGGTGTTTCCTCAAGACTAAGTATACCAGCCTTTTTAGACTACTTGGTGGTATTCGTAGTCAATAATGATTTTGTTACCAGCATATGTTCTGGCAGTACCAAAATCAATGATATCCCTGGTTTCTTCCAGTTGATACATCTTCATTCTGTGGAAAAACACAGGATGAAACTCTGTTGGATCAGTGCCGAATGACACGGTACCGTTAGGGTTTCTAGGCAAAAGCCGAACCCATTCGTTTAACTCTTGAGCAGACTCGTCTTCACGGTCTAGCAAATCATACACCATTTGAGATATCTCGGTCATTAGTTCTGAGTCTCCCTGCATTTTGTAGAAATAGTACAAAAGTTGTTCTGATTTTACGTGTGGGAATGGTGATCTTCTATACTTGAACATTCTGTCATATACCGCAAAAGTGCCATTGCTAAGTGGGAAGGTTTCTGTCAATGCATCAATGTCTGTTGGCAGGCTTGGAAAGAATGGCAAATTAAAGTTGCCGTCAAAGTACTCTGACACCTTGTCAGCCAGATACTTGTTTATAAAGATTGGTGGATATGACATTGCCATTACTATTTGCCTACTTTCATTATCCAATTATACCCTGTTGTTAGACCCAATGCTCTACCGCCACGTTTAGCAGATGCAAACTTAGTCTTAAAGTCTTTTTCTCTCTTTAGGCTGTAGAACACCTCATTCAGGAATGATTGCTTTAGGTATGAGTTAAAGAATGTGTCTAGCACCTTTTGGTATTCACCTTCGGTAGCACCGCCAGGATTGACAACCGTTACTGAGTTAGGGGTGAACACAGTTTCTCCGTCTACCTCAAAAACCAATTTTGTCCTAGGGGTAATGGTCACAGGAACTCCGCTTTCCATGATGGCAGCCTTGTTGTAGAATGGCACTCTTGATCCAGACTTGATGCTTCTTGATTGGCTAAATGATGACGATATGGATAGACCGCCACCGACGACAGCATAGTCAATGTCAAACAGTCTTGCGTTTGGGCTTCCTGTCTGATACCACTCATATACGTGATGAAGGGATTCTGGATTTACCCTGGCATTTGAATCAATGAAGTCTTTTAGAATTTCTGAAATACGAGCACCAAGCACCTTGAGCAGTGCTGGCTTGGCTTGCTGTGCACCTTCTAGGAATCCATTGGAGTATCCCAAAATGTTCTTCATGTCTTTGTTAAATGCTTTAAGGTCTAGGCTCATTGTCAACATTAGACATCAGTTCCTTGGTTCTCTGATCTACGCAATACAACCTTGTAATACTCTACTGAGCCAAATGGGTTAATAAATGGCTCATTTGTTGCAATTTCAAATAGGGTTGATTGTCCAGATCTTGGTCCAGAAGTTTCTACATAAATCTCATTGCCATTTGTATCTCTAATGTTTGTAATCAGGATATTGGTAATTGCATTTCTAGAGTCTGAACTTGATACCCTGATGTCTGAGCGGATTCTTCCAAGAAGAATTAGTTCTTTTGTGATGTTGACATTTGGCTTGACATCTTCATTTAGTGCAGATCCTGCAGTGGTCAGGGAGCAGGCAAGAGTCTTGTCGTGTATCCACTGTTTCTTAATGCTGCCAAGGGCAGTCTGCTCTACAATTGGATAGTAGATGTCTGCAAGAAGTGGAAAAGTGAAACTGGTAGTTTCGCATGTAGCCATTAGAGCACCCCGACTTTAGTAATAGACTTCATATACTTGTCAAGTATTTTGTCTACTATAAGATTACCTGTTCCTTCTAGCATCTTCTTGTCGAACTGAATTCTGTACTGATCAGTGTTATATGTAGTTACATACTTTTGGTAATAGTCTAATCTACCGCAC